TCATCAGGTTCAGGTAAAGGACGTGGAAGAAAATCATCAGGTTCTGGTAGAGGTAACGGTAAATCTAAAAACTAATAAGGAATTACTATGAAAAAGTTTGTAGGCAATATACAAACATTAGTAATCCTTGTTTTAGTAATTTTAGTCTTATTAAAAACCTGTGGTGGGCTTGGCTCATCTGACCCAATTGAAAAAGTAATAACTAAAGTAGAAGTAAGATACGATACTTTAGAAGTTGAAAAGCGGGTTTTTGTACCAAAGGTTAAGACTGTTATTCGAACGAACACTATTACTGATACTGTTTTTAAAAAATACAAAATAGATACTTTAGCAATACTAAAAGATTATTATTCTAAGTATGTTTATCAAGATACCCTTAAGCTAGATAGCTTAGGGTATGTTGTTATTATGGACACAATTACTCAGAACAAAATCTTTAGTAGACGATTTGATAGTCAAATATTAATACCAACTACTACAATAACCAATGATATTTATTTAAATCAAAGTAAATTCTTTGGTGGTGTTAGTATAGGTGGAAATAAATCACAAATAAACTTTTTATCTGGAGACTTACTTTACAAGTCTAAAAAAGATAATGTATATGGGTTAGGAATTGGTGTAAATCAGAATTTAGAACCAATCATTACAGGTAGACTTTATTGGCGACTTCAATTCGGTAAAAAATAACCTATGTCAAAGTCTATTAAAGAAATAGTAAGAGAAGAGTACGTTAAATGTGCTAAAGACCCCGTATACTTTTTTAGAAAGTATTGTTATATACAACACCCATCTCGTGGTAAGATTCTTTTTAATCTTTATGATTTCCAAGAAGACTTAATGGGGGCTGTATCTGAAAAAAGATTCAATGTAATACTTAAATCACGACAGTTAGGTATATCAACACTATCAGCCGGATATTCACTCTGGTTAATGTTATTTCACGAAGACAAGAACGTATTGGTAATTGCAACCAAACAAGAGGTAGCTAAAAACTTAGTTACCAAAGTTAGGTTTATGCATCAAAATCTACCATCGTGGCTAAAAGGCCAGACTGAAGAAGATAATAAACTTTCTCTTAGACTTAAAAATGGGTCTCAAATAAAAGCTACATCAGCAGCAGGTGATGCTGGTCGTTCTGAAGCATTATCATTATTAGTAATTGATGAGGCTGCCTTTATCGACAATGTAGAAGAAATTTGGACATCAGCACAATCTACATTATCTACTGGTGGTGGTGCAATTGTACTATCTACCCCTAATGGTGTTGGTAATTGGTTTCATAAAGTATGGTTACAAGGACAAGCTGGTGAACAATGGAATCCAATAGAACTACATTGGTCAGTACATCCTGATAGAAATCAACAATGGAGAGAAGAACAAACTAAACTTCTTGGAGAAAAGGGAGCAGCACAAGAATGTGATTGTGACTTCATTTCATCTGGTTATACAGTTGTTGAGGGTTCTACTCTACAATGGTATGAAGAAACACACGTTAAAGACCCAATTGAAAAACGAGGATTTGATGGAAATTATTGGTTATGGGACTTCCCTAATTATTCAAAAAGTTATGTAGTAGTGGCTGATGTTGCTCGTGGTGATTCTACGGATTACTCAGCATTTCATGTATTTGATGTAGAGACTGTTGAGCAAGTTGCCGAATATAAAGGTAAAATAGAAACTAAACAATATGGGGCATTCTTAACTTCAGTTGCTACCGAATGGAACAACGCCTTATTAGTTATAGAAAACGCTAATATAGGTTGGGCAGTTATTCAAGAAGTTATAGACCGAAACTATCAAAACTTATATTATTCATATAGAGATATTGGTTATATTGATGAAGATATTCATTTACGAAAAGGATTTGATTTAAAACGTAAAGATGATATGGTACCTGGATTCTCAATGACAAGTAGAACACGACCATTGGTTATCTCAAAATTAGATACTTATATGAGAGAGAGAACACCTATTGTACGTTCAAAACGTTTAATAGATGAACTCTTTGTTTTTATATGGAATGGTAGTAGAGCTGAAGCCCAACGTGGTTACAATGATGATTTGGTGATATCATTCTCAACAGGACTTTGGGTAAGAGATACGGCATTAAAATTAAGACAACAGGGTATGGATTTAACAAGAACTACATTAACCCATATGAGAAAAAACTCACCTGGTGCTTATGCGTCTCATAACCTTAGAAGTGACCCATGGAAACAAAAAGACCAACGTGGAAACGATAACGATTTAACTTGGTTACTATAAATTTGGATATAAACTATTTTTTTTGTATATTTATACATTGTAGAGTTATATCACATTATTAGAAAATAAAATTATGGCAGATAAATCATTATTTGGTAGGTTAAAGAAACTATTTAACACGCAAGTGGTAGTTCGTAGGGTAGGTAAGGGTAATACCCAAGCTATTGATACGCAACGACTCCAGTCTCAAGGTAACTTAAGAGGCTCATCTTACTACGACAGATTTGGTAGACTACATACCACTCGAAGACATTGGGAAACCTATAACAATCAATTCAACTATCATTCTAATAAATTAGAATTATATACAGATTACGAAGCGATGGATAAGGATTCTATCATCGCATCTGTATTAGATATATATTCAGACGAGACTACTCTAAAAAATGATATGGGTGATGTAATCCGTATTAAGTCAAATGACGAGAATATTAAAAAGATATTACATAACTTATTCTATGACGTACTAAACATTGAGTTTAATCTATGGTCATGGATTAGGGGTATGAACAAGTATGGTGATTATTACTTACATCTTGATATAGAAGAACAAGTAGGTATTGTTAACGCATCACCAATGTCTGCATATGAAGTAGAACGTGAAGAAGGTTTTAATCCAGAGAACCCATATGAAGTAAGATTCAAAATGGGGTCAATGGGGGCTGCACATGGTGCAAGTGTAAACAAAAATGCTGAGTACTTTGAGTTTTATGAAATGGCACACTTTAGATTAATGTCAGATACAAACTTCCTTCCTTATGGTCGTTCACTATTAGAAGGTGCTAGAAAGACTTGGAAGCAATTAACTCTTATGGAAGATGCTATGATGATTCATAGAATTATGAGAGCGCCTGAAAAGAGAGTCTTTAAAATTGATGTTGGTAATATTCCTCCTGGTGAAGTTGATAATCACATGAGAAGTATTATTGACCAAATGAAAAAAGTTCCTTACTTAGACCAAAATACTGGCGATTACAATCTAAAGTTTAACTTAATGAATATGTTAGAAGATTACTATCTACCTGTAAGAGGTGGTCAAAGTGGTACTGAAATTGATTCATTACAAGGAATGGAATTCGGTGGTATTGATGATATTGAGTATTTAAAAAATAGAATGATGGCTGCTCTGAAAGTTCCGAAAGCTTTTATTGGGTATGAAGAAGGTGTTGAAGGTAAGGCTACACTTGCACAACAAGATATTCGTTTCGCTAGAACAGTTGAACGAATTCAAAAAATTGTTCTTTCTGAATTAACTAAAATAGCTGTTGTACACTTGTATTCACAAGGATATGAAAACGCAGATTTAGTAAACTTTGAATTAGAACTTACTAACCCATCTATCATATACGAACAAGAGAAAGCAAATCTTTGGTCTGAAAAAGTATCATTAGTTTCAGATATGAAAGACTTAAATATGTTATCTCAAGAGTGGATGTATAAGAATATATTTAATATGAGTGATGACGAGTGGAAGCTTGAACAAGGAAAAGTCATTAGTGATATTAAATTAGGATTCAGACATAGTCAAATAGAAGATGAAGGTAATGACCCAGTTAAAACTGGTGAATCATTTGGTACTGCACATGATTTAGCATCATTATCTCAACAAAGTGGTGATGATAGTGACCAACCTGCACAAGAGGGTGGTTCACCTCAAGGTGGTCATGATGGTGCTGGAAGACCTCCAGAATCAGGTAACTACAAAACAGATGATAATCCATTTGGTAGAGACCCACTTGGTCAAGATACAGATAGAAAACGAGCTACTACTTATCACAAGTACAAGAACTCACCACTGGCATATGAACAAAAAGAAGCTTTAACAACATCTTTAAAGAAAGTTAAAGGAAAATCAAGAAGTGTAATACTTGAATCTTTGAAAGAAGACACTAAAAACACCGATAAAGGTGGTTTATTAGATGAATCTCAATTAAGAGATGACACGGTTTAGTTTATTTTTAGATATTTATATGGTAGTTGTTAATAACAAGGTAGAGAAATGGCAAAATTGAAACATAGCAAATTTAAAAACACAGGCATATTGTTTGAACTATTAGTTAGACAAATTGCATCCGATACGCTGTCGGATAAAAAATGCTACGCAACTGAGATTATTAAAAAGCATTTCAAAAAGGGTAGTGAGATAGCAAAAGAATTAGCTTTGTATCAAGCACTAACTAAAGAAAACTTTGACTCTCAATATAAAGCGCAAGAGTTTTTAAACATAGTTCTTAAAGAAAGAACTAAACTTAATGAGAGTATTTTAAGAAGACAAAAATACAATGTAATTAAATCTATTAAAGAATCATATGATATAGGTGACTTCTTTAAGTATAGAGTAAACAATTACAAAGAAATGGCATCTACTTACAAATTATTTGAAAGTACTGAGTCTGAGTCTCCAAAAGACTATGTAGATTGTAAGAGTACTATCTTTGAGGCAATCACTACTAACAAGGTAGTAATCAAAGAAGACAGCGTAAACGAAAAATACAACAAAGAACCAAAAGAAATTAGATTATTGGCTTACAAATTTTTAGTTGATTCTTTTAATTCAAAATATTCAAATCTATCTGAAGACCAAAAGGGAATCCTTAAGTCTTATATTAACAACATAGATAACTCAGGTAATTTAAGAAAATTTGTTGTTGCTGAGGTAGCTAAGTTAAGAAGAGAGTTGAAAAAACTCAAAATTACTGACAAAGTAACTCAGATAAAACTAAATGAAACTATAAACTTAATTAGTGAGCTAACTAAAAATAAAGTAGTTAATGAAAATCAAGTACTTGCTTTATTAAGGTATCATCAATTACTTCAAGAACTAAGGAGAAAATAATGTCAAGATTTTTATTAGAACAACTTGATAAGAAATTTGTTGAGTTAGAGGAAAAGAAAGATGTATTACTTGGTCAAGACGAAGATGAAGATACTACTGATGAAGCTAATGTAACTGGTAACATGGATGGGGGAGCAGGCCCAATAAAAACCCCAAATGCATTTGCAAAGAGTACTGATGAAGATGATTTAAATATTGACAATATTGAAGTATTAGGATATAAGAAAAGTAAAAAATCTAAATCTAATTTCGAATCCATAACACGAATGGAGTCTAATTTAGAAAGTATTATAGAGGCTACATATAAGGAATACAAGAACGATGATTCAATGAAAGCTCATCAAAAGGTTAATACATCTATAAAAGAAATTAACAGATTGATGTGGGAAATCACTAAAATTGTAAATCAAAATTCCAAACTAAAAACTGAAACAGGTGTACACACTGGTCAGTATTGGAAGTCTACACAAAAACGTTTTGGAAAAATTTCTGAAAGAATGTTAAAAGTTGCTCGTCAATTAAAAGAATTGAGTGCATAATATGTGTGGATGTAACAAAAATAAAATAAACGAAGAATTGGAAATTTCGGATATCCAACAAATCAGAAAGTTAATTCGTCATGAGTTAGCTAGAGTATTTTTTGATTTATACCGTAAGAAAAAACAATGGGAGTAACAATGAAGCAACTATTGATTGATACAATGGTATTTGAAGTAACACCTACTATGTTAGCAGAAGCAAAATCTGAACATGGTAGATTTTTGGTTAGTGGCGTTTTACAACGAGCTGATGCCAAAAACCAAAATGGTCGTGTATATCCAAAAAACATACTTGAACGTGAAGTAACTAAATATATCGGTAGAGAAATCAAAGAAAACCGAGCATATGGTGAATTAGACCATCCAGAATCTTCAGTAGTAGAACTTAAGAACACCTCACACATCGTAAGAAAAGTTGAGTGGGCTGGAAATGACGTTGTAGGTTCAGTAGAGATACTAAACACACCTTCAGGTAAAATATTACAAGAAATAATAAAAGCTGGTTGTACCGTGGGTATATCCTCAAGAGGGATGGGTTCGGTTAAACAAATTAGAGAAGATGGAACGGTTGCTGTGGAAAATGATTTTGATTTGATATGCTGGGACTTTGTTTCCAACCCATCTACTCACGGCGCTTTTTTAAAACCTACAAATGAAAGTATGTTAAAAGAAGGTGTTTCACAAAAAAATAATACTTATAGATATAAAAAAGCACAAAACATTATGAGAGACATCATCTGTGAAGTTGGTGGCTATTGTGAATGTTTTTAGATTAGGGATATATTATGAAATTAAAAGATTTACTTAACGAATCATCAAAGTCTTACAAAAGATTAAACATTGGTGAAGAAGAAAAAGAAACTAAAATGACTTCTGAAGAAAAAAGAGCATTCTTAGAGGCTGTATCTGCATATAAGAAGTTTGGAGAAGCTATTTACAGAAATGGTGACTTAATGGAAACCTATGGTTCAATAAAAGGTATTGTAGAAAATGCAAACAAAGTAACACTTGAAGAAACAGGTGATTGGTTTGATAGAGTTACAGTTAATAGACATATGAAATCAATGAATGAATCATTTAAAGTATTTACTAATACTATAAAAGAAGTTCATACCTTACAACAAAGAATGGAGTCTACTTATGATGAAATCGGTGAAGTACTTTCGAAATATTATGAAATTAAAGAAGGAAATGAATTCGGTGCTGAAAGAGCTAAAGCAATCGCTAATGACGAAGATGAATTCGAAGTAGATGGTAAAAAATATCCTGTAAAGTCAGTTGACAAGGACGATAAAGAAAACGCAAAAGAATTTACTAACGAATCAGTATCAATAAAACTAAAGGACTTAATAAAATGATTAAATTAAAAAAACTAATTAATGAATCCTTTGGATTGGGCGAATTACCTTCATCTAAATTAAAAACTATGAAAGTATCTGCTAAAGAAATGATGGATTCAGTTAAGAATGAAAAAGTAAATGAATCTGAAGAAATCAACGAAGCTGGATTTGCAACTTGGGAAATGAGATTTTCAGATATGAATCTTGGTGGTGTTAAACTATCTAAGAAGAATGTGTATAAAGTAAAAGCAAGAAATACAGTTGAAGCTATTAAGAAAGCAGCTAAGATGGCTGGTGTTGGAAAAAATTGGATTGCTACACAAACACACTCCTTAAAGAAAATAGGATAACCACAATGAATTACACAGCAATACTACAAGACATCTCAGTTGATTTATCTTTCATGATAAAAAAACACCTTAAGAATATCAAAAAATTAGATTCTAAAAAACAAAAAGAATTTACAAAACTATTTGTTGATATGAAGCAAGGTGTTGATGACTTATCAGAAAATGTAGTTGAGTCAATCAATGAAATCTCAGCAATCGGTGGATTAAAGCAGGTTGTAAAAGGTAATACTGATAGAGTAGAAGGAATTAAACTATCAAAAGAAATGGCACAATCTATGATTGATTGGTTTAACTCATCTCCTTATGGTAGAAAGTATCCAAAAGCAGCTAAAGCTAGATTACACATATCATTAGGTATTATGAGTGTTATGGGATTAGATAGATATGCTAAATTCAAAGGTGCTAAAGAAGAATTGAAACATATCAAAACTTTAGCTAAAGCAATGAGAGAAGACACAATTAAACATTTAGAAGAAGCTAAATTTAATTACAAGCAAGATGCTATGAACGCCTACATGAAGGGTAAAGTATCAGCTGAAGAATTAGATAAAATATCTAAAAATGATTTTAACTCATCAGTAGCTACAAAAAAAGAATTACAAAATTTTCTTAATAGTGGGTATATGAAATCCTTAATGGCTAATACCTATGGATTAAAAGTACCAGCTATGGAAAAGAAAGTAAAAGAACTAATGAAGTTCGCAAGTTAAACAATAATAATTTAAAAAGAGAAACGTTATGGCAAAGTCACAAGAAATTTTTGAAAGTATAAAAGATTTATACGAAACATTTGAAGCAGAACACAATGGAACAACTAAAGCATCTAAGAGTAGAGCAAGAAAAGCTATTGGAGAGATAAAAAAGTTGGTAACCGATTACAGAAAAGCTTCAGTAGACGAAAGTAAGTAATAATTAAATTTACTAATTTATTTTTAATATTTATATACACCTATCAACAACTGATAGGTGTTTATTTTTTTATACCTTATATATGCAACGAAACAATAATAGAAAAGTTCGAAAAGAACAAATGATGATTCCAGGTAGATTTAGAGCGGCTAAAGTAGTTAATGGAAACATTGAAGCAGCATTAAAGTTTTTTAAGAGACAGATGAAGGAATCTGAAATCTTAGATGAGCTAAAAGACCGAAAAGAGTTTATCAAACCATCAGCTAGAAAACGAAAAAAGATGGACGATGCTATTCGAGCAGAATGGCTAAGAAACAAAAGAGAACAATAATTGGTAAACACTTAAACGTTTTTAAGTTTATTACCATATTTATTACCTCAAGAATACCACTCCCCAATGTGTGGTCACAACACAACAATAGAAATATTCTATTAAGATTCCAAATAATCTTATTATCCAAAATTTAATTAAGGAGAACTGTAATGGCTAAATCTGATTTATTAAAAGAAGCTATTGCCGATGCTAAAGCAGTAAAAGAAACTGCACTAGCTAACGCAAAAATGGCACTTGAAGAAGCTTTTACACCTAAACTTCAATCAATGTTATCTCATAAGATAGCTGAAGAGCTTGACGATGAAGAAATTGAAGAAGAAGAAGAAATCTCTGCTGAGATGTCTGATATGAAATCTGAAGAAGAAGTTGAAGAAACTTACGAATCAGAAGACGTAGAAGAGTCTGAAGAAGAAGTAGAAGAATCTGAAGAAGGTGAAGAAGTATCTGAAGAAGAAGAAGTAAAAGAAGAAGAAGTTGAAGAAGAGTTAGAGTCTGACGAAGAAGAAGAAGTAAAAGACATCGCATCTGATGAAATCGAATCTCACGAAGATGAAATGCATGGTGAAGAAGAAGCTGAAGAAGCTGAAGCTGTACCTGCAGACGAATCTGAAGAAGATGAAATGGAAGAAGAAGATGAACTTGACTTAGAATCTGTAATCGCTGAACTTGAAGCTTCAATCAACGAAGAAGAAGACGAAGAAGACGAAGTTGAAGAACTTAAAGAAGAAGAAGAAGACGAAGTAAAAGAAGAAGACGAAGAGCTTAACTTAGACGAAATCATCGCTACTTTAAAAGAAATGACTGAAGAAGAAGAGTCTGACGAAGAAGAATTAAAAGAAAACGAAGAAGAAGAAGTAAAAGAAGAAGAAGATAACAAAGAAGCTGAGTTGGAAGAAGCTTATGAGACTATTAAGTCTTTACAAGGTACAATCAACGAAGTAAATTTATTAAACGCTAAACTACTTTATACTAATAAACTATTCAGAACTTTTGATTTGAACGAGTCACAAAAAATTAAAGTTATCGAGAACTTTGATAGAGCTGCAAACTTAAGAGAAGTTAAGTTAGTATTTTCTACACTAGGTGAGAATTTAAACGTTGCTAAGAAAACTAAGACAATTGTAAAAGAGTCTTTGGCTTCTAAACCAACTAAATCTTCTGCTCCAAGTAAATCAATAATCTCAGAAGGTAACGAAGTAGCCAACCGATTTAAGAAATTGGCTGGATTAGTAAAATAATTTAAAAAATAGAGGAAAATAATATTATGGATACAAATTCATTATTAAAAGAATCCGCTGGATTTAACAAGAAAATGTCTGAAGAGTCAAAAGGTCTTGTATCTAAGTGGAACAAGACTGGCCTTTTAGAAGGTATCGAGTCTGATTTCGAAAGAAGCGCTATTGCTACTCTACTTGAAAATCAAGCAAGAGAATTAGTAAAAGAAGCTTCTTCAACAGGAACATCTGCAAACTCTGAAGAGTGGGCTGGTGTTGCATTACCATTAGTAAGAAGAATTTTCAGCGAAATCGCTGCTAAAGAATTCGTTTCGGTTCAACCGATGAACTTACCTTCAGGTCTAGTATTTTATTTAGACTTTAAGTATGGAACAGCACAACCAAACTTTGAAACTGGTGCTGGAAAAGATTCACAAACTGACTCAGTTTTCGGTATTACTGAAACTGCTGCTAAAGCTAGTGAAGGTCTTTATGGGGCAGGTAGATTTGGTTATTCAATCAATGAAGCTTCAACTGTTGCATTAGGAATCGCTGCTGCTGCATCTAACACAGAAATCGCAACTGGTTCAGTTGATTTGGCTGCTGTTGATTATGATTCAGAATTTTCTGCATCATTAGAAGCTGCTGCTGCTGGTGACTTTGCTTTACTTAGAAAAGTAACTGTTGCTAAAGGTTCTATGACTAACCCTGATTTAGAAGGTGTAAGAGCTTTCAGTATTTCAGGTTCTGGTATTGCTGATAGCTACCCAAGATACACTAAATTAGTTGGAAACAATGTTGAATTTATCGTTAAAGCTTCTGCAGCTGCAACTGTACTTGACCAAGTTGTTGTTAACTATCAAAAACAACCTACTGATATTTCAAGAGGTGATTTTGAGAACACAGATTCTGACGCTACAGATTTAGGAATTCCTGAATTAAACGTTGAACTTAGAAGTGTACCAATCGTTGCTAAGACAAGAAAGTTAAAAGCACAATGGACGCCTGAGTTCGCACAAGATTTAAATGCTTACCATTCAGTAGATGCTGAAGCAGAATTAACTTCTATGTTATCTGAGTACATCTCTCAAGAGATTGATTTAGAAATCTTAGATATGTTATTAGAAAATGCTTTAACAACTGGATACTGGTCTGCAAGAATCGGATATTCATGGAACGGAAGTGGTTTCACATCTTCAGGTCTTAACGCTAATGTTGAAAGATATACTCAACAACAATGGTTCCAGACTTTAGGTACTCAGTTACAGAGAGTTTCTAACCAGATTCACTCTAAGACTATGAGAGGTGGAGCTAACTTTATGGTAGTTTCTCCTGATGTTGCAACTATCTTAGAATCAATTCCAGGATTTGCTGCTAGTGGTACAGGTAACGAAATGCAATTTGCTATGGGAGTTTCTCAAGTAGGTTCATTCGCTAACAGATATCAAGTTTACAAAAACCCATACATGAAAGAAAATGTAATCCTATTAGGATTCAAAGGTTCTCAATTCTTGGAAACTGGTGCAGTTTACGCTCCGTACATTCCATTAATCATGACTCCACTTGTGTATGACCCGAAAAACTTCACGCCAAGAAAAGGTGTAATGACACGTTACGCTAAACAAATGGTAAGAGGTGAGTTCTACGGTAAGGTACTTGTACATGGATTAGAGATAATGTCATAATCATTTGATTAAACATTAAATTTAATTATCAATAATTAAGGGTGACTTCGGTCACCCTTTTTTTATGCGCAACATATTTATACTAAAGTAAAGTTACACAATAACATCTAAATAGGATAGTATATGCCAGACAATACAACAAAGCGAGTTCCTAAAGGAGCCATAAAGTTTTCACTAACATTATCAGACGAACAAAAAGTCGCAAAATCTAATGTTTTAAAACATCCATTTAATTTTATCTTAGGAAAGGCGGGTAGTGGTAAAACATTATTAGCAGTTCAAGTAGCATTAGATTCTTATTTTAAACGGAATGTAAATAAAATTGTAATAACGAGACCAACTATCTCAAATGAGGACAATGGATTTCTTCCTGGCTCACTTAATGAGAAGATGGAGCCTTGGCTAGTTCCAATTCGCTCTAATATGAGAAAGGTTTACAACAAACCAGCTATATTGGAAAAGATGGAGAAGGATGAAAATATTGAATTGGTATCTTTATCACATTTTAGAGGAAGAACTTTTGATAATTCAATAGTTATAGTAGACGAATTTCAAAACTTAACAAAACAACAACTTAGTATGGTGTTGGGAAGATTAGGTAAGGGGTCAACAATGATGTTGTGTGGAGACCCGCAACAAATTGACCTAAAGTTTGCAAATGATTCAGCTGTACATGAAGTACATAAATTAAAAGAATCTACATATGTATATACAATAAACCTCAAGGATAACCATAGACACGAATCCCTTGACGAAGTGTTACGATTGCTGTTTTCTTTTGAATAAGTAACTATTAGGAAAAAAGAAACATATTTATATGTATAAAAGTGTTAAATATTTGGAGATTATAGATGTCATTTGACTATTCAGGTTCCTTTAGTGGGTCATTTTATGGCGATATAACGGCTTCTAACGGAGTTGTGTCGTCATCAAACCAGATTAATTACAATTCTATTTCTAATAGACCTGTAACTATTTCTGCATTTCAAAAAAATTCAATTGTAGCTAACAATAACTTTAGACAAGTTACAAACTTAGCTACATCTGCGTCAGTATCCACTCGACTTACAACAGTCGAAAGTGAAAAAGCTATATTAGATAGTAGAGTAGATAGTATAGAAGCTATAACAAGTAGTATTGTTGCATTAAATACTGAAAGTGGTTCAATAAAAGCTAGAGTTTCTTCTTTAGAAACAGATAGTGGTTCAATATCCACTCGTTTAACTCAAGTAGAGGCTAGTGGTGACAATCAGACACTTACATTCAACCAAGTATCTAAAGAATTAAGTATATCAGAAGGAAATGTTGTTGATTTATCATCATTAGGTGGTGGTGGTGGAGCCGGTGGTTCATCTATATGGACGACTGGGTCTGGTTACTATAAAGTAAGTGCAGATTTACAAGTAACTGGGTCTTTTGAAGTTAATGGTGGAATTACTGGGTCAATTGATTGGTCTAATTTAGATAATGTACCAAGTGGTCTTGTAAGTTCATCACATACAGACATATCATCACTAAATACTTTTACAGGTTCAGCTCAAACGAGTATAAATGCTCTAAATGCAGCTTCAAGTTCATATCTAACATCAGTTCCAAGTGGAACGATTTCAGGTTCATCTCAGATAACATCAGTAGTAACTGATTCATACATTTCGGCATCAGCCGCAAGTAGTGGATTTGGACAAGGTGGTGGTTCTACGGACATTAGTGCACTAAATACTTTTACAGGTTCAGCTCAAACAAGTATAACTGCCTTAAACGTAGCTTCAAGTTCATACCTAACATCAGTCCCAAGTGGTACAGTATCTTCATCAGCACAAATAACCGCTTTAGGTTTTGGTGGTGGTGGGTCATTCAACGCTACACCTTTAAATAACTTTACAGGTTCAGCTCAAACAAGTATAAATGCTCTAAATGCAGCTTCAAGTTCATACCTAACATCAGTAGGTTCAATTACAACTTCGAGTATAACAGATTTTGATACTGAAGTATCACGTTCAATATCACAAGCTGGATTTGGGTCATCTACTTTACCTGGTGGAACAATTAGTTCATCAGCTCAAGTAAACTTTAACAATATTGCAAATAAACCAGTTGTAGGTGATGGTGGATTAACCACTAATGATTTTACAACAGCAGACCATAATAAATTAGATTTAATTGAAGCAAGTGCTGATGTTACAGATGCTATTAATGTAAAAGCTAATTTACCATCAGGTGTCGTATCCTCATCAAATCAAATAACCGCTTTAGGGTTTGGTGGTGGTTCTACTAACATTGTACCTTTAAATACATTTACTGGGTCAGCTCAAACAAGTTTAACGGCTTTAAATACATTCACTGGGTCTGCTATATCAAATAGTCAAACGGCTTCAATGTCAGTCGCTACATCTTCCTTTATAGGATTTGATGGTAACCGAGTTGTATCGAATACTGATTTACCAAGTGGTATATATAATACTAACTTTGGAACAACAACATCATTATCCGATTTTGTCTCTAAAGTGTTTTTCCCTAATACAGTACCTACAATTAATACTAATGGATTTACAATTGGTGAATTTGTTGTAAGTGGTTCAACAATAGGAACTATTACTGGAACGGATGCTGAAGGTCAATCTTTTACATTTAGAACTGCAAGTTCTTACTCAGCTGACAAATTTAAAATATCAACCGCAGGAGCAGTTACTTTAAATACAAAATCAACGGCATCATTGAATACCGATTCTACACCAGGCAGTGGGTCTCATCCAATTCAAGTTGAGGCAGTAGACACATTTGGTGGAGTTGGTTCTAAAACAATATACATTAGGGTAACACCCAATACAGCTCCTAAGTGGAGACAAACCTCAGTTGGTGGAAGTATTATCACTAACTTTACTCATTCTCTAAATGAAAACTCAACTGCTGGAAATAATAAAGTAAGAGTTTATTTTACTGATGACGAGAGTGATGAAATAACAATTAAAAGTGGTTCTGTAAACATGAATGGATTTACATTTACAAAATACGGAACATATGTACAATTAAACCAAACAACGGCTTCATTGGATTTTGAAGTAACTCCTAAATATGAAATCGTATTAACTGCTAGTGATGAACATCATGTGAGTGGTGATGATAGTGAAGGAGTTGCTTACCTACCATTCAGAGTGTCCGTAGTTGATAATGTAATACCAACTGTAAACAACCAAACATTAAGTTCAATTAATGAAAATTCAGCAGATGGTGCATCTTTAGGTACAATTACCGCTAATGACTCTGAAGGTGATACGATTGTATTTTCAAACTTTACATTACTTAAAGCATTCAAAAATGGTGTTAACACAAATATCACGTCATCTTTAGGTGGTGTATCATTATACAACCCACATAGTAATCCATTCCAATGTAGTTCTGCTGGCGTAGTAACAAGAAAAAATGGAATATACTTAAACTCTGATATAGCTGATAGATACGTTTATCAAGTTACTGTTAAAGATGCTTTTAACACAACAGAAGATACAGGTGAAATCACAATTCCAATTACAGCAGATGCAACAAGTGCTGTATCAGATAATTGGACTAACTTATATATTATAGAATCGGCTACGAGTGGTGACAATATTAAAGTAAACGCAGATGGTCTAACAGGTAATACTGCAACTTGGACATCTGCTGTAAGTCAAAGATGGTCATTAGGTACTGTAACTGGTAATTTAGTTTCATTATCAACTGCTACAGGTTCAAGTACTACTTTACAAATAGGAAATTTAAGTGGCTCTGCATACGCAAGTGGTAGTACTATTAGTGTAGCTGTAACCGCATCAGAACATGGGTTTGAAACAACAAAACAATTTATCGATGTAGATATTAATGTTGTTAAAAACAACCCACCATCTGTTTCATTTAATAATCAATCTGAAAACTTAAATACAAATGGTGCTAGGTCTGGTAGTACACTTAGTGTAATATCATTTACTGATGCTGAAAGTAATAATTTAAATCATCCTTCATTTGTATTCACAGACCCAAGTGGTCAATTGAATACTGTTAAAGATGGTAATACTTATTTTGTACAAGCAATAAATAACTTAAGTGCATCAACCTACCAATATACAGCATCTATAAAAGATAGTCATGGTTTTAGTACTGGGGTAGGTAAGCATACAAATACAATAGCTCAAGCCGGAAACGGAACATTAGGTGGAGACACTACGTCATACATAATTGAATCGGGATTAAATAACGAAGCAATTAGAGATGCAAGTGGATTTGGTGCAGGTAACCCTTCACAAGTAACGGTTAGTTATTCTCCAACATATAACTCAGCGGCTGTTCAATCATTTACTTCATCAAACGCATCAGTCAGTATTGACAATAGTGGTAATTTGACTATGGGTGTAGCACTTAATGGCTCATCTACTGGTAGTGGTGATGTAATTACATCAACAATAACATACAGAGACCAATATGATAATGTTGGAACAGGTACTTTAACACTTAATGTATTCGCAAACCAAGCACCAACTGCAACATTTAGTGAAGTGGGTGCAAACATGACCGCATCAGTTGCGGCATCAACAAACCTTACAACAATTACTATAACAGATACAGAATCGGACACACCATTCTCGGCTTCATTAGGTGGAACACACGCAGGTAATTTAAAACTTGTACCACAAAATGCAAACTCATCATCATATCAACTACAAAACACAGGAATAATCAGTAGTGGTGTTACTTACAATTATAGTGCATCAGTACATGATAACTTTGGTAAATCAACAAGCTATAATAAAAGTATAACTATTATTGACCAAAAAGCACTTGTGTATGGTTATGGTTGGAATGGTGGTTCTGCTGCTAGTCAAGCTGCAGCAATCGCTGCTATGGGTGATAGTGGAGCTGACGGTATTGGTATAACAAGTGGTTCTGTGATTTCACATTTACAAAGTGGTTCACTTGGTACAACATTTAATCCAACATATGTTGGTGGTACAATGACATTACATAAGTCAGGGTCACTAAACACATTATCAGATTCAGCTGGTACCGGAACATCAACATTTGGTCATTTTAATTTTTCAAGTGGTGGGTCTCAGAGATTAATAATTTTATTCGCTTCAGCGTCTAATCAACTTGGTAAACCTGTAAGTATGTATGATGGTGTTCCACCTGATTCAACAGGTACTCCAAAAGAATACTATGTATATGCAAAAGACGCATCAATACCTGGTACAATTGGAACTGGTGTTTACTACTTTGATTTAGAAAACGCACATCAAGGATACAATAGATGGGGTATGATATTTGCAGAGGGTGAAAATACAAATAATTCAAGATATTATATAATGCCTGATTCAGCATCGGCACCATAAACAAAAGGGAAAAATAAATGGCAACTACGGCAGGCGATATTTATGTAAGAAGTGGCACTTCAGGGGCATTTACATCCGTACAATATGTACAAGGTGGGTGGATTACTGTAGCCTCTTCTTCTAACATGACAAGTCTTGATAACTCAAGATTAATTGATGGTCAAATCATATATGTTGAAAACTCAGACCAACTCTATTTAACTCGCAAGTTTGTTGCTTTCGAAACGGTAGGGTATGATGGTACGGATGACTCTTCATCATTTCACACAACTAATTTAGGTATTAGTGGTGGTGGTGGTTCATTTAATGCCACACCTCTAAATACATTTACAGGTTCAGCTCAAACAAGCTTAACTGCATTGAATACATTTACTGGGTCTGCTATATCAAATAGTCAAACGGCTTCTTTCTTACAAACTTTATCATTCAATTCAGGTAATAGTAATCTAACATTATCAAATGGTAACGTAGTAGACTTATCAGCACTAAGTGGTGGTGGTGGAAGTGGTATATTCGCTACAACTGGGTCGGTAAAAAGTACAACAAATAATTTAGAAATTACTGGGTCATTAAACGTAAATGGGGTATTTAGTATTAAGAAATTTGATAGTACACCTACTCCAATAGAAGGTGGAATAATATATTCAGCATCTTGCTATTATTTAGGAACAGATTAATAGGTAATTAAAATTAAATACATACTTATATAAAGATATTACAAGTAGTTACAACTGATACGGAAAGTGATTCTGGTATCAATTTTTAATGTAAACGTTTAAATAACAAACAAAAAGGGAAAACAAAATGGCAACATGGAAAAAAGTCATTGTCTCGGGGTCGGTAGCAAGTTTAGCAGAAGTATCAGCATCAGTAGGTTTTAAAGGAAACTTAATTGGTGGAGTAACTGGTAATGTAACTGGTAATGCAAGTACAGCGACAGCCTTGGCAAGTGCAGTAAACATTGGTGGAGTATCATTTGATGGTAGTTCCGCTATCAATTTACCAGGCGTAAATGCATCTGGTAATCAAGACACAAGTGGTAATGCTGCAACAGCAACACTACTTGAAACTTCAAGAACAATTGGTGGAGTAGCATTCAATGGTTCAGCAGATATCTTAAATGGTATCATTTCATCTTCAGCACAAATTGGTGTAGGTGATGGTGGTTTAACACAAAACAATTTTACAAATACTTTAAAAACTAAATTAGATAATATTGAAGCAAGTGCTGATGTAACAGATGCCGCAGGTATCGCTGCATTGGGTGCTGGTATCATTTCATCATCTGCTCAAGTATCTTCTTTAGCTGGTGTTGAAAATTCAACAATAACATTAGCTGCTGGTGATGGTTTAAAAACTGGTGGTTCATTTACATTGAACAATGCAAGTGATTCAACAATAACATTTGATTTTGACGCTTCAGATGTAGCTGGAAATGGTATTGTAGCAAATGGTGAGAACTTAGACGCGAATGTAGATGATTCATCTATTGAAATATCTGGTTCTGGTCAATTAAAAGTAAAAGCTAGTGGTATTACAAATGGTATGTTGGCTGGTTCAATTGCAAATGGAAAATTAGCAAACTCTTCTATATCAATAGATGGTTCAGCTATCTCATTAGGTGGTTCAGTAACAACTTTACAATTAGGTACGAGTAGTACTACTGCACTTGCGGGTGATACTACAACTATAAGTGGTGGGCAGGCTTCAGCAATTACTACTAACACAAATAAAGTTGGTTATACTGACGCAGCAGTAGTTACTGTGATGGATGATGCTAATGTTGTCTCAGGTTCAGCTGCTAATGTTAAAACATTCTTAGGACTTGCTGCTTCAGACGTATCTTTAGGAAATGTAACAAACGAGAGTAAAGCAACAATGTTTACTGCTCCTACATTTACTGGAGTTGCTAATGGTGCTAGTTTAGTGTTAAGTGGTGATTTAACTGTTCAAGGAACAAAAACTGAAGTACAAACTGCTAACTTAAACGTAGAAGATGCATTCATTTTATTGAATTCAGGTTCAACGTCAGGTGATAGTGGTATTATCTTTGGTGGTTCTAATGGAACTGCTCAAGCAGGTCACGCTCTTATATTAGATAACACATATAATAGTAATGATGGTCGTCTTGCTGTGAAAGTAACAGATACAGCTGCTAATTCAACTGCTGATTTCGCTGCTGGAACAAGTGGATACTACTTAAGTGGTGTATTTGAAGGAAGTGCTGCAAACGCTGCAACTGCTTTAGCTGACCATCCTGGTAACATCAGAATAGAATCAAACGAAATATATATTTACGTTTAAAAATTAATTAAAAAGTTATGAGTTTACATAAAAAAGCTGGAATTAAACCCAATAGTAGCAATAACCTCAAGTTCTCTAATCAAGAGCTTGAGGTATTATTGTTTTTAATATCAAACGGAACATTTTCAGGCAAAGATTTAGAAGTAATGTATAAATTAGCACATAAGTTACATTCGCAATTATCAAAACAACAAGAAGATAATAATAAATTAAACAAAAGTAATTAGTTATGGAACAATACGAAGGATTAACTGCTGCAGATTTTAAAATAATCCAAATAGCACTTCAAAAGTTACCAATTACAGGACAAGAGGCTCCATTAATGGTAAAATTACAAAAAAAGATAGAGATGGAAATGGATTTCGCACTTAATCCAAAAGATAAACCATCTAAAGGTGATATAATTCTAAAAGAATAGTTACATTTTCTTTATTTATTCCAATACTTATATACAAACAAAGTTAAATCTGGTTGTTGGCCCGTTAAGGGAAGTGGGCTCAAGAAGAGTTACCAACCGCAAAAAGGATTAAGGATATGCCAAATTGGAAAAAAATAGTCACTAGCGGCTCTAATGCTAGTTTAAATCAAATTACAGCGTCTGCTGCATTGTTTACTGGTGGAGTAGACTTTGATGATAACAATCTTTCGAATGTGGGTAGTATTTCCGCTGGAAGTAATACAATTCGAGGAAAAGTACCATTTATTCAAAATACAAATGCTGAAGTACTAAAAAATGATGAAATAGAAGGATTTGTTCCATTTTCTAATGTTAACATCATTGATAGGAAAGTAACCACAGGTTATTGGAGATTTGTAGTACCATTTGCTGGATATGTAAAAGATATACGTTTACATCCACACCAAGGAGCAACTGCAGGGTCAGTTACGTTGGGAATACGAAAAAATGGGTCACAATTATCATCAGACGTATCTGCAACAGTAAGTGCAACTGCCGGAACTGTAACAGATTTCAACTTCGGTACGAATCATTCTTTTGCAGCTGGAGATTACATAAACATTTTTATAGATAGAGAAGCCGCTCTTAGGTCAAGAGGTTTTGGTCTAACAATTACTTATATGATAACAACATAATTGAGGTAAAACATGAATTACAATTTAATACACAGTTTACATAAAGATACCTTAGTTAATATCAATGGAAGTTCCGTAAAGTTAGAAACTATCCAAATTGGAGACTTAGTACAAGGTCGTGACTTAGCTAATGGTGTTAATAGAGATAACAGAGTTACCCAAATAGCTACTGGTACGTTACACCAATATCTCAAATTTAAATTATCAGATGGAAGTACCTTAAAAACTTCCGTTGATATAAAAATATACAAAAATGGTGAATGGGTTTCACCAATTAATAACGAATCATGTGGATGTTCTGATTGTAAATGTGGTAATAACCTATTTTACAATGATTTATCTATAACATCAATAGAGTTAGTAGAAGAAGACATTGAAGTTGTAAGTATTACAGTAGAACCAGACCACAATTATTTCGTAGGAAATTTATTAGTACATAACACAGGCCCACAAGGTGCTAAAGGTCAAAAAGGTCAAAAAGGCCAATTAGGCTCTCAAGGGCCGACAGGTCAACAAGGTGGAGCAGGCCCACAAGGTGCTCAAGGAGCAGGCGGTGGTGCTGGTTCAACAGGTGCTCAAGGAGCAAGTAATCAAGGCCCACAAGGTGCTCAAGGTTCAGCTGGTTCAAGTCCAACAGGTGCTCAAGGTGCTACTGGAGCTCAAGGCCCACAAGGTGCTCAAGGTTCTTCACCTCAAGGTTCAAAAGGTGCTACAGGTGCTAAAGGTGACCAAGGTGCTCAAGGGGCAAGTCCTCAAGGTGCTAAAGGTGCTACAGGTGCTAAAGGTGACCAAGGTGCTCAAGGAGCAAGTCCAACCGGCCCTAAAGGTGCTACAGGTGCTAAAGGTGACCAAGGTGCTCAAGGTGCAAGTCCAACCGGCCCTAAAGGTGCTACAGGTGCTAAAGGTGACCAAGGTGCTCAAGGGGCAAGTCCAACCGGCCCTAAAGGTGCTACTGGGGCTACAGGCCCACAAGGTGCTCAAGGGGCAAGTCCAACCGGCCCTAAAGGTGCTACTGGGGCTACAGGCCCACAAGGTGCACAAGGGGCAAGTCCAACCGGCCCTAAAGGTGCTACTGGGGCTACAGGCCCACAAGGTGCTCAAGGTTCTTCACCTCAAGGTGCTAAGGGAGCTACTGGGGCAACAGGTCCTCAAGGTGCTCAAGGTTCTTCACCTCAAGGTGCTAAGGGAGCTACTGGGGCAACAGGTCCTCAAGGTGCTCAAGGTTCAAGTCCTCAAGGAGCTACTGGAGCTGCTGGAGCTAAAGGTGACCAAGGAGCACAAGGGGCAAGTCCTCAAGGTGCTAAAGGTGATACAGGTGCTCAAGGTTCAACAGGTGCTCAAGGGGCAAGTCCTCAAGGTGCTAAAGGTGCTACAGGAACAAAAGGTGACCAAGGTGCTCAAGGTTCAAGTCCTCAAGGTTCAAAAGGTGCTACAGGTGCTAAAGGTGACCAAGGTGCTCAAGGTTCAAGTCCTCAAGGTGCTCAAGGTTCAACAGGTACTAAAGGTGACCAAGGTGCTCAAGGTTCAAGTCCTCAAGGTGCTAAAGGTGCTACTGGTACTAAAGGTGACCAAGGTGCTCAAGGTTCAAGTCCTCAAGGTGCTAAAGGTGCTACTGGT